ACCACAATTAAACACTTGTCCGTTCATATCTGACTTTGAAACTGCAATTAACATATCAACAACATCATCTACATGCACAAAGTCTCTAAATTGTTTTCCATCACCTGTAATATATGGTTCTACTCCGTTTTTAAGTGAATCAATAAACTTTGGTACTGCTGATGCATATTCACCTTTAGGGCTTTGTCTAGTTCCATAGACATTAAATGGTCTTACTGAATTAACAATCATTGAATCTGTAAACAATTTACAGTACTGTTCTCCTGTTTGTTTAGTTACTGCATAAGGACTTACTGGATTTAGTTCCATTCTTTCATCAAATGGATAGGTAGTTTGATAACCATATGCTGAAGCACTAGATACAAAGATAAACTTCTTCACTCCTGCTCTCTCTGCATTGATTAAAGTTTTTAGTGTTCCTTCAATGTTCACTTTATTAGTTTCCATTGGTTGAGCCATTGATTCTCGTGGCCTGGTTAATGCTCCTAAATGAAAAACAATATCTACATCTTGAAAGAATATACCAATGTTATCTAATATATCTGCTCTTATAAATGCTAGATTTTTACTTGTTGGTAAATTTTGTACTTTACCCATAGAAAGATTATCAATAACAGTTATATTATTGTTTTCTTTTAATAGAGTTTCTACTAAATGTGACCCTATAAACCCTGCTCCACCAGTACATAAAATATTGCTCATCTGTAAAACTTCTTTCTAGCTCCAAACATCTCATAATCATATCTGCAATGACATTTCTTACATAAAAATAACCAATCATCTAGTTGTCTTAAATATTTACCACTTTTATTTGCTATTTGAACATTTCTTTCAGAACCACAAAAGATACATTTTTTAGGTTTTCCTTTCCATCTTTCTACCCACTCATGTATTGCATCATAACCAGGATTATCTTTCATAAATTTAGATGGAACACCTTTATTCCAGGGAACAGAACCTTTTTTAAAAGATGTTGGATTTTCTTTATGTTTTTTATATTTTAATCCACTAGGTCTATTTTTATGTTTTGGTATATTCATAAATGTTTTTTAATTTTGTGTACCATTTGCATGTGTCTATCTTCCACACCTTCATAATCCCTATCTTTACCAAATGTTTCAAATTGAAGTACTGGCATACCCAAATGTTTAGCCATCTTTATTGCTTTAACTATATTGGGTGATGTTCCACTAGCTGAAATTGTAATAAGTAAATCCTCATAGGTTGCATATACTCTTAATTGGTTACTGAAAGTAAACTGATAACCAAAATCATTTGCAGTCATTGTCATTATTGATGTATTACTATTTAAACAATATGCTTTTATTCCTTTTGAGAATAAGTCGCTTGCTAAATGTTCTGCTGTTGCAGAGCTTCCACCATTACCACAAATATAAACATGTCTAGCATTTTCTATTAAGTTAATTATTTTTTTCATATTTCAAATATAACCTTACTACCACCTTTTGAGAAACCTATTTCTAACTCTTTTAATCCTAATTTTTTCTTTATATACCCTTTATAGTTCCTAGATACTACCAATAAGATAAATCCTCCACCACCAGCTCCTACCACTTTACCACCTATAGCACCCAACTTTAATGCTAATTGATATTTTTTATCAATAAAACTGTTTGATGTTGAACTGTTTAGTTTTCTTTTTAAAGTCCAATAGATATCTAATAAGATACCAAAATTAAGTGGATGTCTGGTCTGTGTACTACCATAATAAGCTAAATCTTTGTTTTGGTCTAATATCTTCTTATTTGGCTTCATTTTTGACAGTATTGATTCAGATTTCCTGGTAATACCTGTATATAGAAGTAATAGGTTTTCTTTCTTAATAGGTTTTACTTTCTTCACCTTAATTTCTTTTCCTAGTTCTATTAGATTAAATCCTCCAAATGCTATTGCATATTGGTCTTGTACTCCAATAGGTTTCTTTAAAACATCAAGTTCAATATATATTGCTTCTTCTGCAAGTTGAAGTGGTGATGGACTCTCACCTTTATAATGATGAAGTGCATTTAAAACTCCTATTGTAACTGCACTAGATGAACCAAGTCCTGAGCCTTCACTTGGAATATCTGACATAAATGAAATTTCAATTCCTTTTTCTACACCTACTAACTTCATTGCTTCTCTTACTAGTTCGTGTTTAATATCTTTTACATTATTCACAATCTCTTTAATTGAATAATTAACTCTAATTTCATCATCAAATCTTTTGTGAACTATACAATAGACATATTTATCAATTGTAGTAGTTAAGACTGCACCACCATGCTTTAAGTAATACTTACGAAAGTCAGTATTACCTCCTAGTAGTGATAGTCTTAATGGTGTTCTTGTTATTATCATTTCATTCTTTTCTTTAAAGCTGTTGATGACCAATTATGTTTTCTTGGTATATATTCAATTGGAACAATGTCTTTACCTGTTATATCTTTCCTTTTTCTGTATTCTTCACCTAAAAATCTAACATCAATTTTAAGTATTTTAAGCATATTTTCTAAATCCTCTTCTGTTTCGTAAGGGATTATGGTATCAACATACCTACATCCTTCTAATCTTATCCATCTTTCAAACAATGTTTCTTTTAATTTCTTTTTTCTACCACCAGAATGTAACCCAACTATTAGATGGTCACATTTTGCTTTACATATTTTAAGAGCAAATATATGTCCTGGGTGTAATAAATCCCATGAACTAGCAATAAATCCTATTTTCATAATTTTCTATACATTTTACAAATATTATCTATATGGTATTCTTCTGCTTTAGCAAGACAATAATCTCTCATTTCCAAATATACTGACCTATCTTTCATTAAAATATCAATCTTCTCTATTAACTCTTCAATCTTTGTTACTGGAATGTAACAACCTTTCATTTCATAGAATGCCGATTCATCTAATGCAATAGTAGGAACACCAAATGATGAAGCGTTTACAATCTTTAATGGGTTGGCTAGTGTCTTTTTGTATGGTCTCCATATGAGTTGTAAGTCAATTGACTGGTAAAACCTAGATACTGCATCTCTGGGATGGAATATTGAATGTTCTCGTAGTTCAATACCTCTTTTGGTTAATTCTTTCTTAATTTTATCTGGTATGAATTGAAATGCTCCTGCTGACCCTACTACTCCAATAACTTTGATTTCATCTCTTAATTGGGTTGCTCTTTCAAAATTAAGATGGTGTTGTGGAATACAAACAACTTCATTCTTAATGTATTTCTTCATTATTGCTTCATCATGCTTTGAAATAGTTATACAACCCACATCTGGATGCATACGAAGTAGATGTCTTAACTCAAAGCCATCAATTATGTCTATATATGGTTTACCTTCGAATTTATGTTCATCACCTGGTTTAACATGGGGTTTAACATAGATGCAAACATCCTTTTCGTATCCACTATCAGGATTTAACCTTGCATCATGCATTCTTGAAGTAATCTGTTCACCACGAATGATAGTAGACACTCTCTGAAGGTGTCTAATTATATATGGTGGCTTGGCAAAAATACTTATCATAATACATATTCCTTTACTACTTCCCAGACTTTCATTTTCTTTCCTGGGATATTCATTTCACAATTCCATTCTGGTATTCTATTTACCCAATAAAGTAAATCTTCTTTACTAATAATATATCTGTCTTCATTTCTAATCTCTAGTGTTTCTCCATTCTTAATTCTATTCTTCATTCCATTAATTAAAGTATTTGGATTATTTCCCCAATCAATGTTTCCTAGTCTAATAATGGTGTAATGTGGAAAACTCTTTATTAAATGTTCCATAGCTCTTTTATGCCGATAATACGGACTATCTTTTTCAAAGATTGCTAGTGAACTAAAATAGACAATATGTCTTTTGTCTCCCTGTTCTTCAAGTAGTTTAACTTCTCTTAAAAATTCTTCTTTCCTTGTCTCTGAACTGTTTGATACTCCACTTGCGAAATACAACCTATCTTCCCTGTCAGGGAGTACAGAAGCTATGTCACCATTTCCTATTACACACATATTATTGTTTAACCCAAAACCAACTCCTAAAGTGGTCTCTTTTAATTCTAGTGTTCTGATTAGTAGTACCGCATACAAAGACAGGTATCATCCTGTAGCATCTTGCATATGCAATTAAAGCTCTTTTAACATGATTAAACTTCCTGTATGAGAAATAAGCAAAGTCATGTCCTGCCATAATTCCTCCTGGTTTAATTTTCTTTAACCAGTTGTGTAAATCAAATGTAAAGTTAGGGAAATCGTGGTTTGCATCTATATAAACAAAGTCTAATGATTCATCTTCAAAGTCTTTAAGTGCTTCTGCTGATGTCTTTCTTACAAGGGTACAGTTAGAATCCTTTAATATTTCTTTAGCTTCTTCATAACAGGTATTCCAATACGCTTGTGGTTCATTAACATAAGTATTTGGCTCATATGCTTCTGAAAACCAGGGGTCAATGCTATAAAGATGTAGTTTTGGGTTAGCGTCACAAAGTATCTTTGAATACTCTCCTCTATCTACACCAAGTTCAACTCCATTATTAAATCCAAGTTCTGCAAACAGTTCTGCTAGATTAATTGAATCCATGTCAGGTATTTCAACTATATATTGATTACCTACCTTCAAATTGTACTTTTTTATTACTTTGTCGTAGTTCATTTCCAAAAATCCTCCAAATCTACTAAATTAGATAATACTGTTGCACTATTATTATCTCCATTCCAATCATTTCTGTACTTAAATAGTGGATAAATTTCTGAATAGTGGGTAACTCTGTCATTGCTAGGGTTTGAATCGTGTATTACAATATACTTTGCAAGGTCTTTTAGTCTTCTAATCTCTTCAGTTCTTGAAGAATCTGGTGTTTGGTCTATCAAAACAATATCCCAGGGTCTTTCAATTGGTGCATCTTTGTACTGTTCTACAAAATGTAGTTCGTGATTTTCATTTTCATAGTTGTATTTCATTAAAAACTTAAACCAATTCTCATAGTTCTCATAACTCACTAGTTTGCGATTTGCGAGCATGCATGCATAATGTAGATAAGGTGTAGAGAATATCCCTGTACCTAGCTCTAGAATGTCTCCTGTGGTCTTAGAGAACGCTTTTATCAAGCAAGGTAGATGTGTACCATATGCTAGACTAACTTTCATATCTGTTGCCATTATTCTTTCCTTTCTATAAGTAATAATAATAAAGCAATGTTTATAATCATTGTAAAAACGATTGATACCTTAATCCACATAACAATAACTGTTTCTATCTGTATTATTTGTTGTAATAATATTAATTCTTCCATTTTTCGTATACCTCCTTCCAATCATCAGGCCATGTAGGCATTGGCATCTGACTTTCAAGCCATCCCATCATTCTAGGGTCTCTCATAAATGTATTTACTGCTATATCGTAGCTTTTATTCTCCTGGTTTTTGTCCATATGATAACCTCTCTTGTCTCCCTGTTGATGAAGATGTGCATACCAACAATTTTTATTGACCTTACACTTTCCTCCCATGAGTTGATTCTTTAAAGCTAACCATATAGGTTCTTGTGCATGACCATATGGGTCTATGTTAGGGAATCCTCCTAGTGCAAAAAACCTATCTTTACTAATAAACCAACCACTTCCATGTATTTGTGGAGTGTCATCTATCAAAGTTTTCATTCTATCTACTGTTCTTTCTCTCCAATGACCACCTGCTTTGAATCTAAAGCCTCTTGGGTCTGTAAATGGGCAACATAGATAGAAGTAATCATAGTATTCTTCTATTCCATCTCTTATTTGCAAATTCCAATCATCTTTGATTATCTTAAAGCGTGGCATTACTATCCAATCTTCTTCCATATCTTTTAAGAGTATTTCATCAAATCCCTTTGAGAACCTACAATGTGCATCACTTTTGTATATATATTTGCCTTTAGCCATAGCACACATAGCATTTATATTGGTTTTAATGCCTACTACATCTGGGAAACGAATGTATTTGAAGTTATCGTGTTCTAAACCTGATAAATCTCCTAGTTCAAAGTTAAATTTACCATCAAAGCCTACAATTACTTCAAAGTCTCCAGTAGTATTCTCGTAAATGCTTTCAATAGTCCTATTTAGGTTTTCTATTTTCTCGTTTCGTGCTGGTATGATTATTGATATTTCAGTCATCTTTGTGTTTTACAATAATAATTTTGTCATCATATCTTTCACTAAATTCATGTAAGGTGCATTCATATTGATAAAAATGGTTCATAATGCTTGGGTCAGACACATCTTCTATAATGTAAGTTACTCCATAATCTAAAAGAGGCATTAATGTTAAACAGGTAAATACCTGGTCTTCTGGTTTGTGAGAACCATCATCTATAAAGATATCTACATCAGTACCAACCTTCTTAACTAAATTGATTAAATCTTTCTCTTCTCTTTGGTCACATTTATAAACTGTTATTTGTTTAGACTTAAATACACGCCTGAAATCTATCTCTGCTCCAAATATCATAGGATGTTTGAAGAAATCTCTCCACATAAATAGACTTGCACCTTCTGCTACACCTAGTTCTAATAGTTTTACTTTTTGTATGTAGTCATATGGGTCTTGTTTGTTGTATTTGTTAAACAACTTATAATAGAATGGGGTGTAATTGTGCTTTCCCCATTTATCAGCTTTGTATTTAACTGCTAGTTCTGTTAGTGTATCCATTCCATCTCCTTTATATTAACTTTCCAGTTAAGAGGCCATGAAGGCATACCTGGAAACATTGTATCTATAAACCATTCAAATTTGTATTTCATTCCAGGTTCTCTATCGTTTAGCCAATGTTCTGCACTCCAGTTAGAACCTCTTTTGTGGTCTGGGTCATCTAGGTTATACATTCTTCCCCAAACTCTACCTTTATGTAGATGTGCATACCAAGTTTTCTTGTTTACCATCAATGCACCACCACCTAACCATGTTTTAAAGCCTATCTCTTGGCTTTCTTGTGCAAATTGACCATAATTGGTAGAGTCTAAACCTTTTAGGGTATTAGTGAAGTGGTTTTTAGTCATAAAGTAGCATGAACCTTGTAAAGAGGGAGTGTAATCTACATCAAAATCTGGGGTGTTTCTCTCGTTTCTTCTTTCTCTCCATTCAACACCATGCATTCCATCATCATGTGCCTTACCTTTCTTTGGATAGTCTATATACATGTAGTCTATTGGATACTTATTGTCTGTTCTTTCTTCTATCTTCCAGTCTGTGGGGTTTAGGGCATAGCGTCTAGGGATTTGTACCCAATTATCACGCTTGTGACTTTCTATTAGTATTTTGTCGTAACCCTGTCCTACCATACAATGGTCATCAATCTTCATAATATAAGTGCCTCTAGCCATTGAAACTCCTGCGTTGACCGCACTTCTAAGTCCTCCTGGGGTTGGTGGGTGGATATAATGAACTCGTGGGTCTTTTAAAATAGGATTAGGCCATGATTCATCTACATTAACAATAACTTCTATATCTGTTAAAGACTTCTTTAGGATGTCCTCAATAGTCCTGTTAACAAAATTATAACCAGTACCATCATTTCTGTTAGGTATAATTACTGATAAGTCCATATTAGTTACCTTCCTTTACTAAAACCCAATCTTCACCTTCAAAATCACCATCTGATACTTTCCAAATGTTCATTTTTCCGTTAGTAAATACGCTTAACCATCCATTTTCTAGTACTCCATAGTCGTTTGCTGGCCAGGATACTCTAGTTACTTTCTTTCCATTAGCAATTTCTTTAATAGCGGTAGGGAAAGACATTGTTTGTGCTGGCATCTCTTTTACGTCTTCTGGTACATATGTTTCTACTGGTGTTAAATTATCATTCATTTATACCACCCCCAGACTTTGAAGCAGATATATTTTGTTCACGAAGTTCTTTTAAGTACTGACCAATTGCAAATCTTACATTTTCACTAATACTGCCAGGGAGTTCTTTTAATTCTTTGAAGCTGATTTCATCTATAAATAGATTAATACGATGCATATGAGTAAATATTACTCAACTAGAATAGTTTATGTCAAGAGGGTAATTATCTGAATGAGACTGTTAAGTCTGAAGATGCTGTTCCAGTAACTATAGTTAGTCCTGTGGAGAATGCTACATCAAATATAAGTGTAGATAGTTGTGGGTCTGCTGGAACTGTTGCTGAACCTATTAGTGTTCCATCTGTGTCTATTCCATCATAAATTGCTATTGTGGTTGTTGCTGTTGGGTCATTTAAAGCTATTGAATGCAAAACACCTTCTCCAACCTTTACTATATAGGTGTCTTGTCCTGTTATGTTTAAATAATCAAATATCATAGTTTAAGGGAAAGATATAGATGCTGATGGACTGGCTGATGCTGATGGACTAGTTGATGCACTTGGGCTGTATGATGCTGAACTAGATTTAGATGCACTAGCTGATGGACTTTGACTACCTGATGGTGATTTAGATGCAGATGGTGATGGTGATTGAGAACCAGATGGACTTCTTGATGCACTAGGTGATTTACTTGCTGAACTTGAACCAGAAGGACTTGCACTACCAGAAGGTGAGGCACTTGCTGATACTGATGAGCTAGGAGATTGAGAAGCAGATGGTGATGCACTTCCTGATGGTGAAAGGCTTGCACTAGGTGACAATGATGCTGAACCAGATGAGCTTGGTGAAGCTGACTTGGATTCAGAACCACTTGGGCTAGCTGATGCAGAAGCAGACTTAGATGCTGATGCTGATTCTGATGCACTAGGTGAAAGTGAACCAGAAGGGGAAGCTGATGCACTTGGTGATTCTGATGCTGATGGTGATACTCCAGCTTCATATGGTAACATCCAGATAGCTGACGTTGATGTTCCAGTATTAATATATATTACTCTTCCTGAATCATTTAATTTATAAAAGACTGCACCTGGTTTAAAACCAGAGTAGCCAGTTGGAAGTGTATTACCTTCTGCTTCTAGGATGTTATCACTTGCTGAATGGTTATTAGGTACTTGTGGTGTAGAAATTCTATCAGTATCCCATCTTAATACCCTATTAACTCTATATTCTGCTAGGGCTGTTAAGAAGGCAACTTCAGTTGTGGTTCTTTTTGAACTAGAAATAGCCTCGATTCTAGCGAGTTCGTCTTTCTGTAGTCTTGTTAAGTCTAGTTTTGTTAAAAATGTACTCATTTTGATATTAAAAAAGGCCTTTCTGTTTAGTCCTAAAGTTCATGCTTTTCAACTTTAGGCTTTAACTTTAGGCCAATTACTACTCAAATATTATTTTAAAACTTCCATAGTCCACCAGTTGCCATATGCCTTCTGGCATCGGTAACCTTAGCACCATATACGAATAAGTCTTTGTATGCTGAACCGAAATCTCCAGTTATATCTTCTTCCATTCTGGCTTTCAATATCTTTTCTGCGAAAGTCATCCACATTTTGTGTCCTGCAATGATATTGTATCCATCTGTGTTGTTTCCAGTAAGTCTGTTGGTCTTGAATACTTTAAATCCTTGTAGTTCAGTTATAAATCCTTTTTTGACTAAATCTTCATATACTGCTGGTACATGTAGAGCTACTCCAGTAGCTTGAATTAACATTGTTTCAAATTCTGGGGGAACTAATAGGAATCTATCAGTATCTGGTACTGAAGAATATCCATTCTTTTCTGCTAAATCAAGTTTCTCTTTAAGTTTTGCTACATATCCCAATAGATTTGCTGTTGAAATTTGTAATACTGAAGAATCTTCAAT